TAGGTGGCGAGTTAGGCGAACAATATCGTACGCTTGGTTTATTATCTGGTATCGGTGGACAACAACAAGCATTAGAACAAGCCAGATTACAAGCACAAAGAGGTGAGTTTGAAAGAGAACTTGGTTTCCCTGCTTATCAATTAGGTTTATTGAATACCGCAGCAGGTGGTATATCTCCTGCGGTTATTGGAGAAAGAACGCAGAAAGAAACTGGCTTGGGTGATATTTTAGCTACTGGCGCAGGCTTGGCTGCGGCAGCTTTTACAGGGGGGTTAGTACCACCTCCAAAAAAGACGTGAAGGGTTTAATGGCCATCAATACTACAGGTGGCACTAACCCCTATGGGAGTTATGCTTAATCATGGCTAGTATATTTGATCCTAATAATCCAAATGCTTTTAACTTGCTTGGCAATCAACAACAAGAACCTTTTACTATTAATCAAGAAAACTATCAACAACCAAGCACAAGCGCAAGCGCAAATGGCATGAACAGAAATCAAAAAATTGGATATATGTTATCTGCTTTAAGTGATGCGTTTGCTGGTAGAGATGTTGCTGGTCGTGCTATGGGAAGGGCACAAGCTATGAGACAACAAGCAGAAGTTGATAGACAAAGACAAGAAGCTGAAAAAAGAAGCAATATTTTTAAAAGTACAAATAGAGCTAATTTTGCAGAAGGCACTATTGGCGACAAAATGTATTACAAAGATTTAGCAAATAACTTTATGCAAATTGGAGATCCTGATACAGCTTTAAGATTTGCAGAGTTAGCAAAACCTGTAAATGATGTCGAAGCAAAAAAAATATCTTTGGATCAAAACAAATTAGAAGGAAAAGAATGGGGTAATGTAAAAAAAGGAATACAAAACTTCAGACAAATTATAGATGCTGCACAAGATGATAGTGGAGCAGCAGCTTATTCTTTAATGATTAAATATATTAAAAACCTAGACGACTCAGTTGTAAGAGAAGGGGAAGTAAGAACTTTTGGAAACTTTCAAGGTATTTACCAAAACTTCTTAAACGAATTTTCTAAAGCTAAAGGCGAAGGTTTTACGTCAGAAATTAGAAATAACTTGGTGCAATTAGCACAAAAATCTGTGCAATCATTAGTAAATGATTGGGAAACTTATAAAGTAAATAAAACAAATGATTTATATACTCCTTTAGGAATTGATGCAAACAGAGTATTTGCTGGTTATGGTTATGAAAGAGAAGTAGATGAACAAGGACAACCAACCGATGTTTTATTTAAAACATACACAACAGATGATTTTCAAGATAAAGGCTCAAATATTGGAAATGAATACCAAAGAAAAAACAGTTTTCAATTTAGGTAGAAATCATTTATGAAACAAATAGAAACTAGAGGACAAATATTAGATGTGCCAGATAATTTTGCTGAACTTTCTGCAAAAGAACAAGATGATTACATAGATGCCCAATTAGGGCCTGGCACTTTTACAAATGTTTTAAGATCAGCTATTGGTCAAGGCTTGGCTTTAGGCTTTGGCGATGAAGTTGAAGGATTTGTAAGATCACTAGGAAGTGATAGAAACTATTCAGAACTTGTAAAAGAAGTAAGAGGAGATATAGACAGATTTAGAGAAGAAAGTCCTGTTCTCGCTTATGGCTCAGAATTACTTGGTGGCGCACTTACAGGTGGCGCTGGTGTTGGAAGAACTGTTGGCTCTACTGCTTTAAAATCTGCGGCTGTAGGTGCTGGCTATGGCGCTGGTCAAGCAGATGGCGATATACAAGATAGATTACAAGGTGCAGCACTAGGTAGTGTAATAAGTGGCTCTATGGGAGCTGCTGCTAAAAAAATACTACCAGGCGTATCTGCAAATGCTAGACAATTACAAAAAGAAGGCGTTGAACTAACTCCTGGCATGGCATTGGAAGGCACTATTGGTAAAGGTGTGAAAGAACTAGAAGAAACTCTAACTTCATTACCATTACTTGGAACTGGCCCTGCATTTACGAGAACGAAAGAAAGTTTTACTAAATCTATAATTAACAAGGCGCTAGATGATATTGGCGAAACTTTGCCAAAAAATATTTCTATAGATGATGCGACATTATTTCTTACTAATAAAGTAGGTAAAGCATTAGATAATTCTATTGAGTCTTTGCAGATAAAAGATGCACAAAAACTTACTTCACAAATGGAGTCCTTACTTAGAAGGGAAGGTGGGTTTAATCCAGGTGAAATAAAAAATATAAAAAATTCTTTATTCAAAACATCTTTTAGTAAAACATCTAATAATCAACTTACAGGTAAAAGTTTGCAAAATGCAGATGAAACTTTAAGAAAAAAAATAACTAGATTTGGCAATTCTCCTGATGCTGCGCAAAGAGAACAAGGAGATGCTTACCGAAAACTTTATGAACTATTTGAAGATACTCTTAAAAAAGATAACACAGCATCCGATATGTCAAAATATATTTCAGCTAAAAAAGCATACGCTAAAGAACAAGTAGTTAGAAAAGCATCGACTGCATCAACTAAAGATGCAACTTTCACTCCCGGACAACTTCTACAAGCATCTAAGTCAGCAGACAAAAGCGCACAAAAAGGCTTGACTTTTCAAGGTAAAGGATTACTACAACCTGAAGGCAGAATAGCTCAAGATGTTATTGGGCGAACTGTAGGCGACTCTGGAACTGCTGGTAGATTGTTAGGCACAGGTTTATTATTAGGTGGTGCTTCTTTTGTAAATCCCGCAGTAGGGATTGCAGCAGGATTAGGTGCATCTGCATATCGTAATCCTTATACACAAAGAGCTTTGTTAGAAACATTAGGTCAAGGCCAACAACTAACAAGATTAGCGCCAATACTAGGCGGTTACACAGCAAACCGAGATTAATGAAAAAATAAAATGTCCAGAGCCACAGAAAGAACAGGCCGGGCAGGCGAGTACGCTGTGGCTAGTTTTCTGAGCTTAGAAAGCGATACAGTTCACGTTTTACCGCATGGTAGTCATGCCGACATAATCTTTGAAATAGATGACACTATGTACAAGTGCCAAGTAAAAACTGCTGCTTTAAGAAAAATGTGCCACAAGACTCACAAAAGAGTTAATTGGTGTTTTGATATGCGCAGAGGTGCTAATACAAAAATCAGAGATTACAAACAAGGCATGGTTGATCTTTATGCCTTTTACTGTCTGGAATACAACACCATAATATTTAAAATATTTGAGAACAGCAAAAGAACCAAAGTAACTTTCAAAGACTCTCTTATGCAAAACATAAACTCAAAAGACAGTCTTTACGAAGCTATCACACTATTAAATAATTAATAATCACTAAACTACTTGCTTTATCACTTTACATTGTTTAGTATTCTTTTACTAAAAAGGAGAAACAATGAGAGAACCTAAAGACTTAATCATTTTATTACTGCTTGGCATTATCCTTGCGTTCGTTTGGAACTTAGAGATTTACTTGGTGTAGTATGAAAAAGATAACCTCAGACAAACTTAACCAAAGCATCAAACAAGTAGCCTGGACTAATAGCAAAGGGCAAAAACAAATCAGCTACTATCTTAAATATACTTTCAATAGTAAAAGAAGAAGTATCAAGATAGGCAACGCTGCAGCTCCCATACAAACAGTACGGAAGATTGCAAGTGAACTACAAGCCAAGATGTTGCTTGATACTAGCTTTGATCCTTTGGCTAAGAATGACAGCAATAAAAAGGCAACTACTGACGAAGTGTTTGCTAAATATCAACAACAGTTGGAGATGAATAACAGAAAGACCATTCAAGAGTATGTGCGTTTGTACGAGAAAGACATCAAGCCTGGCTTTGGTCATCTACCAATAGATACAATCAGCAGAGGAGATGTTAAGTCTTGGTTTGACGAACTCAGTTTAAGATCTAAATATACTGCCAATCGTTGTCTGACTATTTTAAAAACTGTCTTTGAGATTGCGATTGATTACGAATACTTGGAAACCAATCCAGCTAGTAGAATCAAGAAGCACGCAGAGGTAAAAAGAACTAGACATTACACACCAGAAGAAAAGCTTAATATCTTTAAAGAATTATTTAGAAGATTAGAAGAAGATAACTCTTTGTTGCACTCAGTTAGTTTCATCTTGGTTTTGATTTTTTCTGGCGCACGTAAATCCGAGCTTGCTTCTGCCACATGGGATGATTGGCATGGCGATTATATTGAACTGAAAGAACATAAAACCGATAAAGATGGCAAAACCAGAAAAATTTGGTTGAATTCTCAAAGTCGGAGCGTTATACAGACTCTACAAGGCGAGAAAAAGAAGAAAACGATATTTGGTATCAAAAACCCTAAAAGGCTTTGGAACAGCGTAAAATTAGCTTGTAAGGAATCTTCGCCAAATTCATGCTCAAACATAGACAAAATTAGACTTCATGATCTAAGGCATAGTTTCGGTACTATAGCTAACACAGCAAATGTAGATTTTTTACAGACTGGTGAGCTTATGGGCCATCAATCACTTAGTATGATGAAGCGTTATCAACATATTGAGGATAAAACGAGTAGAGAAAACATAGAGAAAATCGGTGATGAGATTCTCTCAGATGTACGACTTCCTAAGACTTTCCAATGACGAATATCTGTTTAGCCTTTTCAAAAGAAATATTATGATCATCAGCCAAAAAAGTAAGTTTTTGACGAGGGAAGGCATCTTTGTTTTGTATTGCCTGCATCACTATCTTTTTTTTAGTAACAGTATCGTATGAATTCCAAGAACTTATCTGTTTCAAATTTCTTCCGCAGATGCAAGTATCTTGTAAGCCGTAGGTTGTTGAACATATTGAGATACATGGAGAGTCCTCTAATGAAGTGGACAAACCATCCATCTTTAATTGGTCACGAAAACACATTCTTTGCTCTTTCATATAATTTATGTTTTAATTATATCACTTGGAAGGAAAATTTAACAAATAAGAAAAATTATGAATGACGATAAGAAATTTATTACGGCTAAAGAACTAGCTAATCGTTGGAAGAGAAGCCCACGTACATTGGCTAATCAGCGACTTGCCAACAAGGGTTGTCCGTACTACAAGATATCTGGCAAGGTCTTATACGACTTAAAGGATGTGGAGAAAATAGAAAGTGAGAATTTCATCGATAGAGAATAACAAGACTACTGAACAGGCAATATTAATGGCGCAACACTCAAAGCATCCGCCTTCTAGTTTATTTAGAGATTTAGGTGGCTGTACTGGTTGGAGTTCTTTAGCTCAAGAAGTTGAACAACCTAAAGCTAATTTTGCTGCTTTTCTTGGTACTGCGGTACACGAAATATCTGAAACGATTTTGAAAGATCGTATTGATAATCTAAAAGTAGAAGATTATTGGCTTGGCAAAACTATGATGGTCGAAGATGTGGAAATCAACATTGAGCAAGAGCATTGTGATTGGGCGAAGTTTTATACAGATTATGTCAATAAAAGAGAAAAAGAATTAGAAGCTGAAAAATGTATTGAGCGCAAAGTTTATGTAACAGAGATAAATAAAGACTTGTATGGTACTGCTGATATTATCCTGGTGGGAAAAGATGTTATAGAAGTTATCGATTTAAAGACAGGCACATGGCCTGTTAGCCCAGATAATTACAATCCTCAACTATCAACATACGCTTTAGGAGCTTTAGCAGAATTCAATATAGAAGATCCTAATATGAACGTGATGATGACTATTGTGCAACCGAGAGCTAAAAAGCCTATAAGAAGTTGGACTTGTAGTGTCGAGGATTTAACGAATTGGGGGTTTGATGTTCTGAAGCCTGCTTTGGATGAAGCAGACTCAGAATCCCCAGTATTTGCATATAGTGTCGAAGGCTGTCGCTTTTGTCCTGCAAAATCAATATGTAATGAATATAAAAAAAATACAGAGGTAAAAAATGACTGAAGAACAAATACAAAGTCCTACGCTTACCATAGATAACAAAGATTATCTTGAAGCTGATTTAAGCAAGGAGCAAATGGATCTTTTGAATGCTGTGAAATTTCTAGAGCCAGAGATTCAAGAGTTGAATAATACATTGTTTATGAAGAACGATCACAAAGCTAGATTGATTAATGATCTAAAACAATCTTTGGAGAGTGGCGTTGAAGAAGCAACAATCATCGAAACGAAGGAGATAAAAGATGGCTCTGAGTAATATAAGAAAGAAAACTATACAGAAAGCACCTAAGATGGCGTTATTTGCCGAAATGGGGCTAGGAAAAACCTTTGCAGCAGCTCAGTTAAAGAATCCTATCTTTGAGGACTTAGAACAAGGTATGGGTAAAGTAAAAACTGTTGATGGTAAAGATCCTCACGCTTTTTCCGATTCCAAGTCTTTTAGTGATGTCATGGCAAACATAGACCAGTTAATCAATGAAGAACACGACTATAAAACTTATGTGTTGGATTCATTATCTAAGTTTGAATTATTTGTTTGGCAAGAAACCATGAACAGATACAACATAGATAGTATGGAAGCTAACTGGTATCAAGGCTATCAAAAAGCAGTCGTGCTTTGGCTGGAGTATCTTAAAAAACTAGAATTATTAAGAGAAAAAGGCATGACTATTATGTTAATTGGACATGTAGATACTGAAACAGTAGATGATCCTTCTGTAGAAGTGCCTTATCGAAGGTATGTTTTAGATGTGCATAAAAAAGCTAGACCAGAGATTATTCAATGGTTGGATTGTTTGTTTTTTGCACAAATGAAAAAAGGAACTGTGATTGTAAAACAAAACGGCAAGACCGAAACCAAAGTCAAACAATCAGCAGATGAAAGAATTGTTTGGTGTAATGAACAAATATTTTGCCAAGCAAAAAATCGTTACGCATTACCAGATCAATTAGTTTTAGACTGGGATGTCATCAGAAGCGAGATGGTTAAGTAATGGATGACGAAATAATTTATTGTGATGAATGTACCAAAGAAGCTATTTATAAGGCAGAAGGGTTATTTCTTTGTGAAGTGTGTTTGAATAAATCCAAAAAAAGTGAGGTAAAAATATGGACTTAAATCAATATATGGAAGGTGGCTTAGAAGTAGGCCAAGAAGATGAACAGATTACAGAAGGCAGGTATGAAGTTCAATACATTGAAGAATCAGAAATGAGAAACGACAGTGGTTGGGTAGGCGTGCGCATTAATTTTCAAATTCAAAATGGAAAGTTTGCAGGCAGATTGGTATCTGGTTTATTTACAGTTGCTAATTCAAACTCTCCTAAATCGGTAGAGATAGGTAAAGCAGAACTATCAGCACTTGCTGCTGCTTGTGGCTTGACTACTCTTAAAAATACTGAGGAACTTAAAGGTATTAGATTCAGTACAATGGTAAAAATCAATGATAGAGGATATGGTGAGATAGACTCTGGCTTTGGAAAAAACTTTAGATCTTGTGATCAAGGCGAATCTATTCTTCCAAAAGAAGATGTAGCTGAAGCAAAGCCAGTAGAGGTTGATCCTTTAGACAGCGAAGAAATCCCTTTTTAGATGAAGAAAACTAGCTTGTGCAAGGTCTGTAATAGACCTGCACGAGGGTTTCTTTACAAACATAATGATGTTTATTATGGTAGTTGCTCAATGGAGCATTTAGAGAGAATAAAGGAGAGAATTGAAAAAGGAGAAAAACTTGCTAGAAAATCTTATACAAACAAAGATGGAATTGCATACGCAAGGAAAGAAAGCAAGGAGAAATACTTAGAGATTGCAAAACAGACTGGTAGCTTTGAGCTACACAAATGGTCTAACGAACAAAGAGATTCTTTTTTCAATACAATAATTTTAAATTACTTGGATTTTGAATCCGAGTTAGGAGACGAGGGAATCAAATCAAAAATAGAAATTTAAAACATAGTGATAATTGGGAAACACCAAAAGATCTTTATGAAAAACTAAATGATGAATTTAATTTTGATTTTGATCCTTGTCCAATTAATTTTGGAGAAATCGCAAAAGAAAAGGATGGTTTGTTAATAGATTGGGGTGAAAGAAATTTTGTTAATCCGCCATATAGTAGAAAATTAAAAGAAGCGTTTGTTAAAAAAGCAATAGAAGAATCAAAAAAAGGAAAACTTTGTGTTTTATTGTTGCCTGTTAGCACAAGCACTATCTTATTTCACGATTTTATTCTACCAAACGCAAAAGAAATAAGATTTTTAAAAGGCAGGGTAAAGTTCATAGGTTTTAATACTTTTGGAAAAAAAGTAACAAACAAACCAGGTATGCACGACAGTATGGTGGTAGTTTTAAAATGAATTTAACAAGGTTTTTTGGCAATGATGGTTTAGTCTTAGACAAAGAATTACATTTTGGGAGTGGCAAAGATATTTCTGATGCCATCAACCAAATGAATGACGATGGTTTAGCAGTTAGTTTTATAGATACATCTGGAGAAGTTATTAGATGTATGGTCAAAGCAAGTGCGACTACAAGGCCTGATAAGAGTAATGAAAAGTCTGGTTGGTATGTCTATAACGAGAATAACAATTACATCAACATTACTTATGGCAACTGGCGTACAGGCGAGCAAAAGAAATGGTCAAACACCGATATAAATAAACTTTCTTTACGAGAGCAAAACGAATTAAAAGCCATTGTTCAAGACAACATAGAAAGGCAGAAAAAAGAAAGAAAAATAAGGCAAGACGAAATAGCTAAAGACTGTCAAGCAAGATTTAAAAATGGAATTGACTGCGTTGGTCATAAATACCTCGAAGATAAAAAAATTAAAAATTATGGGTTAAAAACAATAAGAGATTCTCTTGTTGTTCCCTTATATTCTACAACTAATGTCAAGCCTGAGATTAGGTCGCTGCAATACATAGATAAGAAGGGCGAGAAAAGATTTGTAAGTGCAAGTGAAGTCAAAGGTAGCGTGCATATTGTTGGTTTCAGTTGGTCAGAGTGGCAAGACTTAGAGCAAGTCTTAGTTGTTGAAGGCATAGCAACAGCATACTCAGTATTTGAAGCAACGAATTTACCAGTCGTTTGCGTATTTTCAGCGAACTTTGGTCTTACAGCTTTGACTAATTTAAGAAAGCTAACTAAAGCAAAATTCTTAATTTGCTTTGATAACGATGCCAATTCTATTGGTCAAAAGAAAGCAGAGGAAATTACGTCAGCCATTAATAATACAGTTGTTAGATTGCCTTCTATTGTTGGCGACTTCAACGACTTACATCAAGAGCAAGGCTTGGATGTTGTCAGAAATGAAATCTTAGATCGTGGTTTGCCTTTAAAACAATTTAATATCAAGTTTCTCAAAGGCGAGATACCAAAAAGAGAATGGTTGGTAGAAAATTTTATTGAGCTTGGGAAACCAGGAATTATGGCAAGTATTGGTGGTATAGGTAAATCCATGTTGGCATTGGATTTATGCCTAAAAGTTGCTCATGGCTCTGGTTCTTGGTTAGGCAATCCGATTGTAAGTTCTGGTAGTGCAGTTTATCTCAGTAGCGAAGATGACGCTCAAGAGTTACATAGACGAGTCGATTCATTGGATAAAGAAGGCAAAAGGTTTGAAGGGTTAAATGAAGTCTATGCTTTGCCAATACCTAGTATGAAAGAAAGATTGATTGTTTTAGGCGATAACAGTTCACAAGGTTTGCACGTTACTACACAAGGAGATGAATTGATTACTGCCCTAGAAAGCATAGATAATTTAAA